ACTGCAGTAGCACTACCAATAGTGTTTGCTGTAGTACCACCTGCAGCATTTCTAGCTTCAAAATAACCACCACCCAAAACAGATAGTCTTGAGTTCTCGGTACCCATCTCGGTATTAGCATTTTTTGATATTACTACTGTACCGTACAAATCATTACCAGGATTACCGTTTGTTGAGTTGGCACTCAGTGTATTTGCAAATGCTTGAATGTATTGTGAGTAGTGCTGTCTTGCACCTGTCAATGTTGCATTGTTATACACAGTGCTAATTGATGAACCATAACTTGTTGCATCAGCAGCATATGTTTTATAAACTGATAGTGCGGTGTTTGTTAGGAATGTAGTGTTACCAATTGTAATCACGCCAGACGTATTATTACCAATCTTCAACGTTGTTGAGTTGGCAGTCATGTTTCCAAGTGCGATAACAACTTGATTAGCAGTTACATTAGCTGTCGTTGTGATATCAGAATTGAAAATAATTGGTAAGTTAAATGTAACACCATTAGAGAATGTCACTGCACCAGTAACAGATAATGTATTACTTAATGTAGTAGCGCCAGCAACAGATAAAGTGTTGCTTAGTGTTAACCCACCTGTTACGGCTAGTGTATTAGTAAATGCAGATGCACCTGAAACAGATAATGTATTACCAAAAGTTACTTGACCAGTGTATTGTGTAGTGCCAGTGAATGCTGTAGTACCACCAATTGAGAGTGAACCACCAATTGTTGTATTGCCAGCAACAATAAGATTATTGCCAACAGTAGTTATTCCCGTTACACCAAGACCACCTCTCACTGTTAACATTTTAGGAGTAATAAAGTGGCCTGGTTGTGATGTTGCTGCAGCTGATGTCAAGTTGATTGCTGCACCGCCAGGAGTAGCAGATAATTGTATATGTGTTACGTTTGTTGTTATTACATAATAATCAGTGTTATTAGCTAGACCACCAATGACAGTGTTGCCTGTTCCTACAGAATACGTTATAATATCATTGTTGGAGGTATTGGATATCCAAGCTGTAGATACTGGAATGAATCCATTTGATGAGCTATTGCCAACTAGCACGGAGATGTTATTACCTACAAACGTGACCGTGTTAGCGTTTGTTAATACCTTCTTATCTGCAAAAGAAACTGCACCATTGACAACTAAAGTGCTATTTGCAGTTACTGGAGGTCCTAGTACTACGGATCGACCAACACCAGCCGCAACAGTAAGACTTCCTCCGCTTAGCCCAAGTCCATTAGAAAAATTAACGCCGTTGTAGAAGTTGGCAGAGGCTGCAGTAACATTGAAGTCGCCACCACCATTATTCATTAAGAAGTCACGAGTTGTAATGGACGCAGCATTTACATTATTTGCAAACTCTGCAGCTCTTACTACATTCAAGTTAGCCAACGTTGTATTACCTGAGACTGCTAATGAACCTCTTACCTGCGCTCCAGCTGATATTAAATAGTGGGTCTGAGGACTAGTTGATACAGAAGATATATTGATCACTGCGTTTGATACGGTGTTAACAAGCTGGATAGCCGTTGAGTTGGTTGTCAGCACATAGTATCCGGTATTGCTAGTAAGACCACCAAGCGGTGTTGATGTTCCATTAGCAATATACACAACCAAGTCATTGTTAGTATAAGAGCTTGTTTTAGCTCCTAATAAGATGAATCCATTTGCTGTACTGTTACCAATTAATACTGTAGTTGTATTGCCGTTGAATGTCTGAGCACCACCGCCTGAGCTAACACCTGAGCTACCACCACCTATTGAACCAGTAACAACTACGTTACCAGCAATAATAAGGTCACCGCCAACCTGCATATTAGCTGATACATTAGCCACACCTGTTATTTTTGTATCACCAGTAACTTCTAAAGCTACTGTTGGGGATGCTGTATTGACACCCATTCTATTATTTGTTGCATCAAGAATGAATGTACCAGAGTCGATGTTAACATTACCCGCTACTGTTAATGTATTTCCAAGTGATACAGCACCTACAATATTTGCAGTGTTACTGATTGTAACATTACCTACGATGTTTGCTGTGTTACTAAAAGTGACATTACCAGTGACTGCTAATGTATTGCTCATTGTAACATTGCCAGTCACTGCAATTGTGTTACTGAATGTTGCATTACCTGTCACAGCCACAGTGTTACTAAATCCAACAGCTCCTGTGTATTGGGTATTACCTGTGAATGATGTGTTGCCAGCGATACTTAAAGTACCACCAATGGCCATGTTACCTGTTACGTTAGCAGTACCTGTTACTTGTAATCCAACCGTAGGAGCAGTATTATTGATACCTACTCTATTGTTAACTGAATCTACAAATAACGTACCGCTATCGACGTTGACATTGCCTGAAATTGTTTGTAGAGCTCCAGACATTGAAACATTACCAGTCAGTGTAGAAATACCTGTAACCGATAGATTTCCACCAAACGATCCATTGCCAGCTGCTGTGATTGCTAGATCTGTATCAATGGTAGTTGTGTTAATAACTGTATTGACTGTTGAGTTACCAATAGAAACATTACTGGTAATAAAAAGCACATTCGCAGTACCAATTGTACCGCCTCGTAGTCCATATGAGCTATTTCCGCTAACAGCTATCGAGTTGGAAGATAATATACCAACCAGTGTAGCATTACCAGTAGTAGATCCACCAGTAGTATTAGCTGATGCTGTCAGTATAGTATACGAGTATGCATTGAGCAACGTATTTGTCTTATCGACCCAGTTCTGGAAGTTATCTGAAACTACATCAACATTTGAGGTAAAAAGTGCCATTGTTACATCTCTTTAGAATTTTGTTTGATTAGGACCGACAACATAGATTTAATGTCGCTTATGTCATTTTTAAGAGAATCCACTTCTTTTGTTAAAGTGGCTACAGTGGTCTGGGATTCTCTTTGCTGCTTGTACATTCGGTAGCTGGCAGCACTATTATTTATTAGTGCGCCAGACTCCGGATCTCGAACATACCCATCCTCATTAGTTTTTATCAGCATATTACACCGACACAGCTAAAGCTCTAATATCTTTGAGGATTGGGGTATACACACTTGTGCTTGATAATAATACTACCTTAACTGCGAATACCTTGTAGGTTGAGTGTCTTCCTAGACCCTTATCAAAGTATGATACAATATTGCTTTCTTTATTGTACTTGAACGCTGCTTGAGGCTGCGTTACTTTCTCAATGCTACAAACACTTGAGAACGATGTATTAGATTTCACCGTGAAGTGCGTTGCATTGGTGACTGCATCAACAACCGCCACATCGTAGTTGGTCTCTGTTTCCCGTACAACTTTAATTACATCATTAGCTACCAAACTGGAGTTGAAAGATGTTCCAGATCCAGTGATTGTGGTATTAGAGCTGCTTGTTGCAACGCCGGCCAATGTTGTAGAAGGAGGAGTCAGTTTAAAGCTATACTGGAACTCTTTGTAGTCACTTTCGTCTAACGAGTCACTGTATAGGTTAGAATCTGTATCCTGCTTCAATAAAGTCCAATCTAAATCTTCAAACACCGATGTATCATCGTTACTTGCGATCTTGGCATATACGAGTATCTGAGATAGTGTTGGTTTATAAGCAGTTACATATACTTTTAAATCTTCTGCATCTAAACCATCAGAAAGAATAATCTTCTTGGATATGTATCTTGCTTGCGCACTACCGTATCTTGTATTCTCATTTGTAGAATCATTGTTTACTTGATTGGTTAGTGTAACAACACTGGCTGGAATTATATCAACACCTGGTCCCACACTTGGGAATGTTGCTGATCTTTCAAGATGAGCAAACAACTTGTAAGACTTAGAACCACTAGTAATTTCATTAGTTCTTGATTTAATTTCAGCAAGATAGTTTAGCTTGTTAGATATACCATCAATCATGGCTGTATTTGAAGTTGATGATCCATCAGCAGCATCAATATCCTGCGTATATACAATAGAAGTGCCAGGTGGACGAATATCAGATACGTGAGTTTCCGTATAGTTAACACTAATGTCATCAATTGATGATATGGTAGCAGTAGCTTTAGAATCCTCACCAACAAGTAAACTACCAACTTCTAGTTTAAAGCTTGAATTAGCAGCAGAAGAATTCTTAATAATTAAACTATTATTATCTTCTGTTGAGTCAATTGTACCTCTTACAACCTTCATCACTGCGCCATACAATCCAGATGATCCACTAACAACTTGCGTTGGACGATCTTTGATTGTGAATGACGTTGAATTGACAGATGATACACTTGTTATTTGATACATCACATTATCAAGTCCAGCATGTGTATTAGCTGACACAGCTGCAAGGAATGGAGCATCAACATTCATGTAGGTAGTATTTGCTACACTAACAACTTCTCTAACAAAATAGGCACTGCTATTAACATAGCACAGTAAATAATCACCAGGTGAATATTCTGTAACGAAGTCGGTACCTGTTCCATTAACAACTGTAGTACTTGTACTAGCAACTGTAATTGTACCTGATTTTGCTGAAGTAGTGTTTGCATACACAAGCATCACATAGTCACCAATAGATAACGATGATGATAAGGATGATGTGGTCAGTATTCTACTGTTGGACGTATTAGCCGTAATCATCGAACCAAGATAGTTGTTTGCTTTCTGAGCTATTTCCTCGCGTGAACTAAATGCACCTGAAGTATTAGCTATTGTTACAAACTCGTAAGGTTCGTTTTCAAAAGCAAGTGTGGCTTCAGTCTTTGTAAATTCAGCAGTGTATACCGTCATCTTGATATCTTCACCCTGATACGGAGTCCAAACAGTATCATTAGATGATAAGAATAATACACCACTACCCCAGTTCTTATTGCTGACTATTGCAGTATTTGCAACATCTGTAGATCCTAATTCAGCAGTCCATAATTGATAGTTTGGATTGTATCCATCTGGTATTAATACCACACAATACTCTTGACCCGACTTAACATATACTGGTGTTGGGAATACTACTGTGGTAGCTATAGATCCAGTGCTGCTGACGTCAATCTGATTACTACTCATGAACCGCTTACCAAGAATTCTTGGTGAAGGAACCCCACTATCAGTTTCTCTGATCTGTACAGTTACTCCGCGAACATCATCCTTTGACTTGAAGTACAAATCAATCTTTGTAATGAATACGCCATCAGCTGCATCAGATGTGTTGACATTGAAAGTCTGTGCAAGTGGATCTTTATTATGTACGAGAGTAAAATCATCAATACCCTTCATTCTGACATGATAGGTCTTATTGCCACTGAGTACAAAGTTGTATAGTTGTAGATCAGGGTCATCAGATCTAAAATCAATGCTTCTAACTTTTAATGTTGATCCATCAGATGTAATTAATTCATCTCCGACCATCATGTCGGTTATTTCCATACCTTCTTTTCTTATAGTCTCAGCATGGATTAGCTTGCAAGATTCAGCATCTGGAGCAACCCATCCACGGTTAGACATAAACATATGATCTTCTGATGTAGCATATTCAGAACCGTTTATTGAAACCATTCTTTGTGGCTTAGGTAACCAGTGGTCATTGACTCCTAACAGAGGTCTATGGAACTCCTGCACTTTATTAGATGTGCCTTCTTTACCAAGAAGCTCCTCTCCAATATCAACATCCTCAATATTCTTCCACGTGCCATCTCTCAACAAAACCTCTGTTCCTTTGATAAAGCACTTATTGTGTACGAGCATTACATCTTCTGAACCCTGCATCTTAACGTGATATGTTCTGTTACCGTCAAGATAGAAGTTGTATAGCTGGGTATTTGGATCATCATTCTTGAATTCAATGGATGTTACAGTTACAGTATCACCGGTATCTGTGACTATTTTATCACCAACATTGAGCTGTGTGATCTCAAAGCCTTCTGCCTCAAGAGTATACTTGTGAATGATCTTACACATAGCAACTGTTGGCGTTTTCCAGCCATCAGTCGTGTAGAACATATGATCTTCAGAAACAGCAAACTCACCGTTATTGATAGAAGCAAGTCTTAGGTCGTGCGGTAAGTCGTGGTCAAAGGATCCAAGCTGCGGACGATGTAACTTTAATACTTTATTCTCATTACCGTCTTTACCAATCAGTACTTCACCTGGAGATACATCTTCGATATTCTTGAGAGTCTTATCTGCCATCAGTACCTTAGTACCAGCTACGAAACACTTATTGTGAACAATTAGATCAAATGCTGTATACGTATGGTTACCATCAAGAGAGAAGTTATGCAATGCAGTTGCTGGGTCTCCTGGTATCTCATCAATTGAAGTTATCTTGAATCCTGTACCATCTTGAGTTTGGATAGTGTCACCAACTTCAAGTTTACCAATATTCCAGTCAGACAGTTTGACGTAGCGTGACTTAGTACCCTCTGGGTTTACTGATTTCCATGTACCATCTTGCATGTATACAGGGTGATCATTGGTCATAAATGGAACACTACCATTCAACGACACGAGTTTTCTTTCTCCTAGTGCTGAAGGTAAACATTCTAAAACAGTATTGATTTCACCATCTTTACCAATTAACTTTTCACCAACTTTAACAAGCTCAATAGCTTTTTTACTTCCGTCAGCCATTGTAATTTGTGTTCCTGGCACGAAGCAGACAGCTGGTGCTGGAGGAGGAGGTAACGCTACCTGTCGCGTCTCTGTTGATGTTGTTGTTGAGAACGTCGTATTTGAAATGTTGGTGTATGATTCTGGAGTCTTTGTTGTAAGTGTAACGGATGACTTATCTTTGTAGAAGTTATATGCGTTAAATTGACTCACAGCAGAAGATACTGCTGGATCAAAATCATCGATGTCATAAACATCAGCAATTGTTACCTGTCTCTCACCAACATAATATGATCCAGCCGGAATATAAAATGCTCCAGCAAGAACACCATCACTATCAGTGATTAGAGGATCACCAGCATTACCACTGAAATCTACTGTTTCATTTGCTACAAATCCAAGTCTACTACCACTAGAAAAGAATGCATCCTTGTCTCTTATTGTAGCTGGAACGGCTCTGGACTGGAAATTCTCTTTGTCGAAGAAAACCCAATGTTCTGAGTTTGGTCTTAAACCAAGTGCGACAAAACTAACCCACTGAGCACGTATGTAAATATTTAAACCAAAATCAGTAACAAAGTTACCAACTTGCTGTATTTCAGATTTTGTTCCGTTTGGAACAATTGACTGTGTTGTTGTTGCAACATTAGAGGTTACAGTTCTAGCTTGATTAGCTACACCACCACCAGTAGACGTAGTAGCCCAGTTACCCGTAGTAGAGGATACTGTTGCTGTTACCTTAGCAGCAGCAAGAGCTTTGTTGATAGCAGTTGTCTGAGCTGCAAGAGCACTTGCAAGATCTACTGTAACATTAACTGATGTTTGATTAGTATCATAGAAGTTATCATATTTTGGAAATAACTCCATGCTACCTTTGAATTTCCAAAACATCTGTGCTAGGTTTCTAAACTTTGTTGCTGCCGGCTGATCAATGAATGTTTTATGAGAATAGTTAATCAGTGCTAACTCACCCGTAGTTGTTACATTGGATGAAGCTGCCGCATTGACCTGCAGATCAACAACTCGTTTTTTGATGTTAGGTCTTGCAGTGCTATTTTTAGTATCAATAGTGATCAAGAATTCCGGACTGTTTGGATTGGCAATATCATAATTGTTGAAAGGATCTACAAAGAAACCATTTTTAAATCTAGAGATTGCTGAATTAGCTTCACTTGGAATTACTAAGTCCTTTGTACTTTGCTCCAGAGTATTGAGTAGAGAGTAGTATTCAATACGACTTATTCTATCCTCAATCTGCTTGATATCCTGCATAGTATAGTTTCTTACTTGATCATGTTTGACCAGTGTACTATACTCATTTCTTGCAGCACTTAGTGCAGTGTCTGGTGCTAACGAAGGATATGGTGGTATGTACACCGTACCCAATGTCATTGTATTTTCTGGTGGTCTTGGAGGCGATGGGTCATTACCTGGAACACCTTCAATAATTCTAACATTACTTGAACTATCAATTACAACTCTATCAATCCTCTTCAAATAGTATGTTATATCAGCTTGGAAAGTTTCATTGGGAGCTGGATATATTAAAGTACCTGTTAAAGTTTCTGTGTTTGAAGTAACAGCAACAGCAGACGCAGCACTTGTTGCCAGAGCAACTGTGTTAGCAACCATGGGACGGAAATCCAATACATCTCTAAGATTGTAATACTTACCAGTTCTTTGAGAGTTGTAGAATGGGATCTGTTCTGTTCTAATTCTGTTTGAAGGTAGTGTTGCTGATGCATCATCTACTGGATAGGACTCTGTAGAGATATAGTATCCTGAGCCATGTGTAAAGCAGCTTAACTTAACCACTAAGTTCGTATTGGTTGTTATACTTAAAGTGCTACCTGGTTTCTTTCTCAAGTAAGATAATCCGTAGATATTATCTGTTTGACCTGAAAGTAATTCAAAATCTGCTAATCTATTTGCAGCAGTTGCTGGATCAGCATATGAGCTTCCGGTTCCTACATACACACCTTGAATTTCAAACACATCAGGAATACCTAAGCACCATGGACCGTTGGTAGCTGCTGCTATAGAAGTATTTGATATTTTTGCGAATATATCCTTATTGACGGTTTTAGTCTTTGGTGTTGCACCGTCGATCTTAACATTGCACAGTACAGTGAATGTAGCAGAACCAGATGTGCCAGTTCCAAGATAAATGCTTGCAACTTTGCCTGAAGAGTCTATAGAAACGTTAGCTGATCCTCTGTCTAATCTAACAGGGATATTGGCAGGATAAGCTCTTTTGAATGTTGCACCAGAAGCAGCCGGCCCTGTAGTGCCATTTACTGTAAACACAGTGCTTGAGGTGATAGCAGTAACACGGAAATAACTAGCACTACTGCTGAATACAACGTAATCACCAACACTAATTAACGATGTAATATCAGCTGAAGCAGTTACTGTGTTACCAGAAGAAGTTGCTGTAGGAGTAAAGTTAGTGCTCGAAGCAACGTTGGCTGTTGGGATTACAATAAAGTCTCTTTCCTGTACATCATTCAAAGTTGATGATGGAGTGTAATTCCACTCTTCAGGATCTGTTAGAGAGATCTGGCCAATACCCGACGTTGCAAATGTAACTAATGCCTTCTTTCTATAAATGAATTGTTCATTATCAAAGAATTGTACTGAGCTAGCTCCTGAGGAGAATATCATCTGGTCATATGTTGTATCTCTCAACTCAGCTGTTGATAGATATCCACCCAATACAATATCAGCTACACCAGTGCTGGTGTTACCGATAGATTTAACATTTCTGTTAAAGGAGAATGCAGGGTTCATCTTAACATCATAAAGATACGCTCTATAAACAGCATTAGCGGTACCAACAGTACCTGAATCATAAACTAGCGATCTAATTTTAGCTGTACCAATAGTAGATCCTGCAACAGTTGGAGCACCTCCAAAGTTATCAGTGACGTCACCAGCTGCTACACTTCTCAAATCAACAGTATTACCACTTGTAAAGTCAAAGAAGCCAAGCATTTCTTTAACATACACGAAGTTACCAAAGTTCGTACTAATTGATTGTGTTGTGCTTACTGCAGTGTTCGTAGCTTTTCTTAACGGCTTTTTAATTACGTCAGCAACATTTACTCTCTTACCCTTGACATAACCGGTTCCTGGTCCAACAACTAGTTTCAGATGTGTTGAGTTAGCAGATTCCGTATATACTTTGAATGGGCGTACAACATAGTCACCACTTTCTTCTGACGTTCTCAACGCCATTGCTTCACCAACAGAATTAAACTGTGTATCTGTCTTACGTCTTGTAACTCTACCCTCTTCAAATTCTAAGACAGAGAAGAAGTCTGTATTGCTTCCTGCATCTACTGTTGGAATTGACACGAGCTTAGGTGTCAGTTTGAGTCTATGTGCACCTGGAGCTGTATAGTTTGAATATCCCTGTGCATTGTCAAGTAGTGATACATCAATACTTGAATTTACCACACTCTCTAAAGTTGTGAATCCAACTGATACCTGATCAGGTGAATTTGTATACTTGCCAGCAATAGCAACCTGGTCTTCAACTCTAACAAAGTGACCTTTTTGGTATATTATACCATCTGTAACAGAAACAGCACATCCAGTACCAATACCGTTACCAAAGCTATTATTTGCTACTGTTACCTGAGCAACAAAGTTCTCTACAGAAAGAGTAGCACCAACACCAGCATCGGATGTAATTTCAGCTGTTGCACCTAATGTATATCCAGAACCAGCTGTAAACAGATCAACTTGTCTAACAACGCCGTTAGCATATGTGACTACGTTTGCAATAGCACCGGTACCTTGAGCAGCTGTAATTACAACTACGTCACTGTTAGTATAACCACCACCACCGGAAAGAACATTAATTCTTTGTAAAGGATATGTCTTTTGATATATTGTGAGTACATCATTTACAGCAAAGGTTTTCTTACCTGCATCGCCAGTTGTGCTGTATTTCACATACAGTGTGCATAGATCAGGAGCTTGAGTCTCAAGGCCTTGAACCTGATTTACAATTTCACCTTTAAGATTGCTACTATCAGTTACGTAGCAATTGGCATAGTCTGAAACATTTACACTATAGCCATCGCCCTGGAGATCGCGAATCTTTACGTAGTTGTAATTATAGTCAAAGCTAAGACCGCAACCTTTAATAATAGTTCCAGCTTCGTATATGTTGTCACCAAATCTTTGAACTTGGTTCTGAAGGATAGTCTGGAGCTGAGTTAGCTCTCTGGCTTGGACAGGGACAGCTGGACGGAAAAGAACTTTATGGAAGTTCTTATCATCGCTGTAATCATCATAATATGGAAAGACGTTGAAGTTAGTATTTAAAGCCATTTATCCCTCTATTAGAATTCAAGAATAAGTCTGAATGTTTCTGTTTGATCTGTTGTTTTGGTGATTGGACTAAAATTCTCAATGTATATAACATCACCCGAATTTTTAACCAGATCTGGTTCGGTTGTATCTGATATGATAAACCTAGCAAGTGATGTGTTTCCATTAATATATCTATTAGTACCACCAGAAGTCTTTGTGATTGTACCTTTTTTATTTATAAGCTTCACAACAGAGCTATTTGCAAAATATACGTATCCGTTACCGTTTGCATCTTGTGTAGCGAGCTCATCTTCAAGGAAGCCTTCTACTGTCTGAAGACCACCTGTAAGCGTAAGGGTTTGGTCAAAGTATGTATCTGGTTGATCAGCAGCAGTGATACGAGCAGTGTATCCAGATGAATTACCATATAGCAGGGCATATGAACCGTTACTTGATGTGAATATACCGTGTACATTTGACAACGTCACTTGGCTGGTATTAGCAACCTCAACAGTTCCATATGCACGTAAATCTTTATCTGTATCTAATACAATAGCTGCAGTAGCAGTTTGACCAACTACAAAGTGACCGCTTTCTGTAACTCCGGCTGTTAGGTTGATTGCTGAACCATTAAGCGTTGATGATAACTTGATACCAGTAGAATTTGCACTGACAGTATAATACAATGAGTTATTTGTAAGTCCTGAAATTGCAGTGTTACCAGCTGATGTATAGTATCTTACTATGTCATTGTTTTGGAATACACTGTTAGATATAGCAATAAAATCATTAGTATTACTTACACCTGTGTTTCCATTGAACGATATTTCCTGAGGAGGCGATATCTCTACATTTGCAGTTAGATATCCAGTACCACTTTTTGATAGTACAGCTGTGCTAATTCTACCCGTGGAGTTAGAAACACCATACGCATTAGCATCCGATACGTTTGTACCAGTAATAACAATAGATGCATTTGATCTGTAACCAGATCCAGGATTAATTATTACTATACCAGCAACTGGTGAACCAGTGCTTTGAGAAACACGCTCTCCTGGTGAGAATAATCCTGACGTGTTACTAAGAGTTAACACTACTCTATTGAATGTAGGATCTCTAAGTAGTCCGACTACTCTGAAATCATTTTCATCCAGCACCTTGCCATCAGCAAGATTGCTGTCAAAGGTAGAGCTCATACAGACATACTTGCAACCTAACTCTTCTGCTGGATCACTTCCATGACCTCCAACAGGACTAATTATAACCTTAGATATAGCACCACCATCATCTCCAATAACACCCGTGTTACCAGAAATAGAAGCAGAGGCATAGGTGTACCCACTTCCTCTCTCAGTTATTTCAATTGAGTATATTGTATTACTAACACTATTAACAAGTGCGCGTGCCTGCGCCCCTGTACCATCTCCTGTTATAGTTATAAGAGGAGATATCTCATATGAGGATGAATCAGTTGGCTCTATGTCAAACGGCTCAGCTACCACAACAATACGTTGGCTACCAATAATAGTATAACCAGAAATCTTACGCTGTTGACCAGCCCCAATACCAGCTACAATCTTCAATGCACTCTCATTATAGAAGTTAGTATTTGTAGATGCATTAGCAGGATCAATGGAATATGCTAGAGGGTTACCTCTTGTTCCAATTTCTTGCAAAATACCATTTGCATAAGCTATGTAATTATTTCCACCATTAGTGACTTGGATATTATCTATAGATCCATTGATAGCATTTGCGACCACGGTAGGGTCTGAATACACAGGAATATAACCTGGTGTTGTAAACTTATTATATTGAACAGGAGTGATTGGATACAGATACTTCCACTGATACCCATCTGCAGTGAAATAGAAATCATCACTTGGTGATGTAGCTAAAAAGCTAGGGGCTGTTGTTGATGGCGCTCCGTTATTATTGTCTAAGCACTTAAACACACTGTACTGCGATCCATCGTCAACGACTGTGTAGAATTTTGTTTCAAACATATCCGAATCATCGTGGGTATATTTGTCATACACAGTACCGGTAGTCCACTCATACTTCTTCACCATTCTTGCAACATCGGTGTATTCAATTCTTTTACCAAATATCATATTATTATAAGCATCAAAACTTACAGTCTCGTTGTTATCATATAATACAGGTGGATTATTATCATCTGGGAAAGCTACAGGGCGCCCAACAAACATATAATATATGTTGAAGCCAGGCTCTGTGAATGATTCAACGAAGTTATCTACATTGAATAATCTAAGGGTATTTGCGATTAATTTACTCATGTTTCTATTAGTACACCATCTGTGTTTATACGGACATTTGCTGTAGAAGTTCTAACTACGGAACCAAATAACTTGGTACCAGCAACATGCGCTATTTGTTTGAGAGTATCTGCATAATCTTCTAAAGGCAGACTTGATTTAATTTGGTAAGAGTAAGTCTGGTAAAAATCACCATCGTGAATGTATTTATCGCTGTTTAGAAAACCTCTAGTACTCTTGAAATAACCACTACCTACACCCTGCTTATTTAATCTTACAAAACCTGTTGCACTGGCTCCTGTTGGAGAAACAATCGTTATCAATTCATCATCTTCATATGCAAAACCAGAGTCAGTTACAGATACTGATTTAATAATTCCATTTGCAATCTCAGCAAAGGTATTAACAACTGCATTATAGCCAACAAGAGGTGTAGATGGAACATTATCTACAAAAATAACATTAGCTGCTGCATTTGTAGTACCACCAACTATTACGAGGTCCTTTTCAATTACAGCACTGAGTGCTGTTGGTCTAGCAACAAGGGACTTCTCTGTAAGAGTATCAACAACAGATAGTACTTCTGAGTTTGCTGTGTACTGAATAGTATTCACTACAGCATTATTAACAAAGAAGTACAAGTTTGCAGGTTTAATTACTGCAACACCATTTGCCTTAAATACAGTATTGGATGTTATCCCCACAGCATTAGATGTCAACGTCAGCAACGTGTTATTCGTAACGCTATTAACTCTGAAAATAAAATCACTACCACTGAACTTGATAAATGATCCACTACTCAAATCTGATGAGAATGTGGTACCAACACCTACAACATTAGCACTTGTTGAATTGGCACTTGCTGTACCAGTGATTGCAGAACTTAGTGTTGAATTTACAAATGTATTATTTGTTAGTATTCTAAAAAATGATGTGTTACCAGTGACAACTCTTCCATATGCTATAGTGCCACCATTGATCTGATTAATAATATCATTATCTTGTGGGGGAATTACAGATCCTTTAACTGTCAAGTCTGCAGATGGTTTAGTAGTAACCTGTGTTATAAACTCACCAGGTATAAATGTGCTTGATGTTAGTTTATTCAGTCTTATATACTGATCACGGATTTCATATCTGGTAGTATATGGATCTTTAAAGACTGTAAATGGTTTAAAGTTATATCCACCACCAGGGTTTATACCACCAATAGATATTACTGTTCCAATATTATAGTTTTCATAGTTAAGTGTTGATCCAATTGTTGATGATATATTAGCTTCTGGGTCGTTAGGTAATCCAAATGACAGAGCATTCAGATTAACTGCTCTATAGTCTTTAATCTTATCGGTATTAATAACAATGGTGTCCACTGCCTTGAAAGCACCTAATTTGTACGCAGCATTTTGACCAACACCAACGAAGTACAAGTTGGCTGTGATGCCAGAAGCGCTTCCGACAATATAGTTACCTAAATTAGCAGTAAATGTACCTGATGTATTCTGAATACCAAGAACAATACTATTACCACCAAGTACTGTACCATTTGCCGTTCTATCAGTGACGTTAAATATTGTTGCAGATGTTCCACCTATTAATGTTGCATTAACAAAGTTACCGCTATTAACCATGACCTGAATGGATCCATTAGCAATAACTACTGTATTTGCAACAAGGTTGGGAGCTGCGCTATCAATAACCAACTGGGAGTTACTGGTTATAGTTACGACCCTGAAAAAAGTATTTGATGCCGAAAACTTTATGTAGTTGTTAACCACAAGCTCGGAAGTGAACTTGGTACCTCTACCAGTAACAAGCGTTGCATTAGCAACTGCGTTGACAGATAAAACACCCGATATCTCTTGCTGGTTGACGCCAACAATCGTACCTGTAGCAACATTAGCTGTACTATTTGATCCTACAATATTGGCACCCAATTCAAATTGAACATTGGCAGCATTGAAGGTCAGTGCAGCCATAGGCTGTGTAACTACCTCATCAGGAATGAAATACGTAATCTCAGTCTGAGTATTAGCTATATTTTCTATTCCAACTGTTTTATCTGCAGTAATTTCTACTGTATTTGATCCATAACAAGTACCACCGTATAATAGCTGGAATGATATCTTACCTGTAGACTGCCCTATAGTGTTTACTCTAGCCTTACCTAATGTACCTCGTCCCTCAGAAATAATATCAACAATATCACCTTCGAAGAAGTCTTTACCAGGACTATCAATAACAATTGAAGATAATGATCCTATAATTTTAGGTGCGTCAGTTAAGTTGTTATCACTTGTTATATTTTCTAAGTACTGGAACCTACCATCGACATCGGAAATGATGAGAAGATCAAAAAACTTACCACCAATAGATCTTCTACTAGAGCTTTCAACAAACGCAGTAGCACCTGATGAAGATCCAGTAATTATTTTACCGACAAAAGTAGCGTTTTTAGGAGATACGGATACTTCTAGGTAAGTTGGAACACTCCACTCTCCATCTGATGTTCTAATAACATCTGAACCAGGAAAGTAGGTCTGTACATCTGACTCATTATACAATTCTTTGAAAAGAAGCTTAGTACCTTGCTCTGTTCCTTTAGATCTATAAAAGTCTAAGGAATGCTTGATGTTAGATTTTACCTTGTCATTTACCAGAGGACCAGCAGCTACATACTTTTCTTTGAAGTGGACGAGGAATCGATCAATTGTAGTATCAATATCTCTAAACTCAAGCAAGTTCCTCGAGAAGTAGATATCATTGTTTGTCTGCTGTGACCATCTATAGTATTCAGTAACAAACTCTATAAAGTTATCTCCCTGCTCCCTGTAGAATTCAGGAAACTGGTTCTTAATAAAAATGGCGATATTATCTTCTATTGTTTTCATTTGAGAACTGGAACCATGGTAACAGCAACATCTTCTGGGTTTATCTTCAACAACCTTTGTAGTGAAGAGCTATAATCCTTAGAGGACAGTTGAACATATAACTTGATACCATTACCAGTAAAGCTATCGATATTAAAGCCTGATATGCTTATGGTGCCGGATGGGTAATCAATAGTCCCAACTTCTTTTACTTCAATATGCTCTGTATTAGTTACTTTAATAATTCTAATATGTCCTTCACCATCATCTTCAAGCTGACAAGTCAGTCCACCGTAGATAAACGGTGTAGATGTAACACCAGCATCAGATACAATTGGGTGGTTATTTGTGCTTGGAGTAGTTACTAAAACAGGGGCATTGAAGAATAATGTAGTCTTGTACTCTGTGTTTAATTCCGGCACGAATATTATGTAAGGGTTTACATCTGTATCATTGTTCAATATGGAATTATCAGAGTTATCAATGTCAGTAACAAAGTTACTATATCTAAAGTCAGAATTGAAGTCGTTAAGATACGTGGAGTTATACTGAACAATGCTGCTCAATACCTTAGTCTTAATCTGCTCAGAGTTGAGAGTGGTTACTTTAGGATTAAACTTAACAGTACTATTGACACGTAAGTAAACGTATGATGGAGATACAATTTCTGGTGTGAATCCCAAAGGTACCTTATCAAGTAAGAAGTTCTTATATGATAGTTTCTTTCCTTCAGGAATAACATCAAAGTTACCAGATTTGACAGAGATGAATATTTTACCGTACTGAGGAGGATCTTCCTTTTCACCACCATAAACAGAAATTGCTTCGATATCTGGAAACTCTCTTGTTAATAGATTGGAGTAGTCATTCTCAGTAATTGCTCTCTCCTGGATCTGGAAGTTTCTTGGAGCATTATACTTTATGGAAGATATTGATTCCGATATAGATCCGTTAATAGCTTCTGTATTAACAGTTATGGAAACATTTGCATGACCATCGATGCTTGAGTTGTTAACAAAGTTATCTACTCCATTTGGTAACTCACCGTTACAGGTTCTGTATGATATACCAATCACTGCTCCGTTCCTTGGAGCTCTACCATAAGTGTCATCGCCAAAAACTAATTCATACTGCTCATTCTCACACGGCTGTACAAAAAACACACTTGAGTTAGAATTTAAACCAAATAATGAGAATGCTTGTGTATAGATGTAAACATTTGCACCACTATTCTCTGAAACAGAAACCTCAATACTTGTAGTATCAATATTAGGGTTTGTTAAAACATATCTCTGGTTTGTTGCTGAGCTGTTTCTAATGAATGTGTCTGATACATATACACCCTCATATAAAGATACTCCAGTAGCAGTAAACACACCGTTAGTAGATTCGGTAATTGCAACATCACTTGGTAATGTGAAAGTAAATGTGTTGGAGCCAAGTCTTGATGAGAATGTTGACTTACCAGGTATAACAACAGATAATACCGGTGTACTCGGCGTGATTGATATATTCACATTAGCAATAGCTGATCTAAAGGATCTTGGTAGATAGTTCAATTCCTTTGCATGGGATACAACACTATCTCTTAGCTGTGCAGAATCAAGAAACATCTCGCTAGCAACCATGTTCAAATAGAATGTATTCAGATAGGTATTATAAGCTAACACATCAAGAAGAACACTGATGTTTGATCCATCAAAGTTATAGTCTTGGAATTTAGCTTGTGATTTTAAATGATTTTTAAACGATGTCTTAATACCGTTAAAATCTAAATCAACTAGGTTGATAGAGGAATTGGCCATTATCGTAGTCTTGAAAGAAGGAAGCTGATTGAGACAGTTTCTGGGTTATTTATCGTGGTGAAATACAGCGTGAGGTTGAACGTATGGTTCTCCTCATCAGCTGTCACGGACGCGGTGATCGTTTTAATTCTTGGTTCAAAGTTCTCAACTGCAGTTCTTATCTCTGTTTCTAATGATGTCGTAGTGAACTCTGTGTAGTTTTCAAATAGTAATCCTAAAACATCACAACCAAAGTCAGGGAAGAACATACGCTCACCCTTCCTAGTAAATATTATATTCTTCAGTGCAGATATAATAGCATCCTCATTGGTTTGCCTTGCTATATCTTTGGAACCATAGTTCTTATTAAAATTAATGTAGAAATCACTATACCTCTCGTTAATGAGAGGGGTATTAGTGAATTTATCCGAGTACATCGATATTGCCATTTATCCTCCAGCAAATACATTAGGTGAGCCTGCAGCAACACTCGTGCATGCAGTTATAGCATCCCCAATTCGTCCACAGCCTTTACCATTGATAAAGACCGTGCCAGATCCGACTGTGATTGGAGCAGTGTGAGCAGGACAGGGTGCACCAGGTAGAACATGCACTGTATTAATATCACCTTGTCTACTAACTGGAATACTGTTGCAAAATACATCCCCAGAACCCTGCGCTCTGAACGGGGTACTGCAGTGTGTTACGTCAGCATCTCCAATTCTTGTTACAGCTGGCATTATCTCTTCTCTCTCTTCATTAGTTCTTGTAATACACTATTCCAACTCTCTATCTCTTTGTGCACATCTTCTGTATGAGGAGGAGGTGGCACATGCGGACTAAATTGGATTAGGTTATCAAAGGAACCAGGTATCTTGTACACTTCATCATACGTATGAAGTTCTCCATCAATAAGAACAACGAACTTGTGCTTCATGGGTTCAAATCGATTCTAGGAGCCTTGAACGTCATGTTACCTTTAGACTCCACTGTATACGTTCCGTCAACTAATACATTGACGTTCCCTTTAATTCTTACGTTCACATTCCCTCCAACATATTCATTATGATTTGATTTAGCTACATCGTACCGGTCTTTGACAGTTTTTATTACAATATTACCTTGCTGGTCAATTTCAACATATGCACCTGTTTTGTGCATAATATGAATACGCTCCTTAGAAGGTGTATCATCAATTTCTACGATATGACCTGCTTCTGTTCTCAGGGTCTTATTATAAGGATATTTAGCTGAGTACGGGGAAGCTGGTTCACCAGGGAATGGAGAAGCTGCACCAATCTTTGATGAATTCTTCAACCCTGACACCGCGTTAGTTCCAGTTGCATTTCTAGGCACTTCGTTAGTTTCATCTTTACCAACTGCCCCTGCAATAGTACCAAATATAACAGGCATCTGACATTCGTTACCATCTAAGAAAAAACCAAAGACGGTTGACCCAACAAGAATACCAGTAGGACTCAACCCAACACCATCATTGATTGCCCCAATCATTCCAGCACTTATAATTGAGTTAATTGGGTTTGCCCATGGTAGATGGTCAGTTGGTACGTTTGTTTTATCCGGAGCACCAGATGATGTAAATGGGTGTACGTTGAATATACGAACTCTTACTCTACCCAACTTCTTTGGATCCTCTCTATCTTCAACTATACCAATAAACCATCTAAATCCTTCTTCTCCAATTGCTGCCGTTGTCATTTTGGATAAACTCCCTTACCAAATCTCATCAACTCAAGATGAGTATCATATTTTGAAGAGTCAGCAATCTTAACTGAGTGCCTGACCGTTGTTACTAGATACATGCCACTATCCATTGGATTGTTCTTTAAATTAGTTACTTTTGACTGATAGCTTGGAATATCCAACTCAATAATTTGACCAGCTTTTATTTGTGTGTTTCCAGGAATATCAATGTACGTCTTTTCGTGCGTAAAGAGATTGGAAAAGCAAACTCTCTCTGCAAGCGTTTCAAATACAAAGTTTGTAGATGGGTTAACAGAGTCCTTGTACTTGGAAAAGGGTATCAAGAAAGGTTTATTAATATACTTTGAATACTCGCTAAAAAGAGTATTGGTTATGTCAGGATTCTTAGCATCAGCAAAATCATAGAATATTTTATTAGAAGGATTGTTCTGGAATAATTTTGTCGTGTACGATTTTGTTGTGACATCGTATTGATGTACACTAGACTGTAAAGCTCCGTTCTTGAAATACTCATTGATATTAAATAAATCTTTTACGGTATAGTTTTGAAAAATACGGAACGAGTCTTTATCTGTAGTGGTCGCTTCTGCTCCCTTAATATTCTCAGAAACACCTTCCTTCTGGAAAAACTTCTGCTTTGCTAGTTTAGCATTTCTTTCAAGTATACCCTCAATCGTTACAAAATTATACTGAGCGTTATCTTCATAAAACAAGAAAGTAGATGACTTGTATTTACTGGATACTGATCTCTGTCTGATGAAATCAATAGCCTTGAATGGACTCATGTTTGGTATAATCACTAGAGGGGGATCTTTTGTATCCTCTACGAATAGTGGCTTCTTACTACCAAGGAATTTACCTATTATATCCGATACTATTAGCTTAGTACCTGCAGCATAGCTCTTACATATATTATGAGCACTATCCACAAGCAGTTCTGGACTCGCCATCCTCAATGTGTAGTTCTTTGCTCTAAGATTATTTGAAGGTATCAGATTCATCATCTGAACCACTTTCAACTTATATTTAAGTGGAATGGCACTACCAAAACCAAGGAACTCTATCTCAAAGTCTTCTCCACCAGAAATATCAAAGGTCTCTTTAAAATCAGCACCATCATTAAAAGACACATCTGCAATTATATGAGATGCAAATACACTTTCAATGATATCAATACTATTAATAAACTCAATAAGTTTAACCCCATTCTCACCAGAAGCACTATCAGCTCTTTTGGTTTTTGTATGGTTTGATAAAGAAATCTTTTTTACGTCACATTGACCAGGTGATAAACTCATGATGCTAACAATCGTTTAAATTCTTCTTCTATAGATTGGATGTAAGCTACGTCAATTAATCTTATATTCTTTTTCTGTTCATTTATCTCATCTTCGTAATCATAGAATGATACTGGGGAGAAGTATGATTGTAGCTGGGCGGGGATACATGTACTTAGTGTAGTAACTGATGATACGGTAGCATTGGCGTTACTATCTCCACCTTTAAGATTGTAAGATGTACTCAAAGATCCAATTACATTAGTCAACACTACATGGGTAGAATTTGCAACGTCGCAAGTAGCAGATGCTACAGTGACACCTCCACTTTGCTGGTATACGTATTCACCATTGAGGAATGATGTATTTCCAACCAGGGTTATAGCCAACTCTTCTACTTTATTAGTTTTGTATATGATATCTTCTTTCTTTCTCTCATACTTGAATATAACTTCATCTTGTCTTGTAAGAGGAGTCCAGAATGATTTCTGAACTGAGCTGAGTGCATTATAAGCTGCTGGCTCAATCATAGAGTAATCATCGATGTAATTTGATCTAAAGAATTTGATATTACGCTTAGCTGTTGTTACTGATCCATACTTGTTTGCAACAAATTCCTTGAATACACTCTCACCCATATACCAATCGTAGTATTGGTCAACAATATTGTTACTGTAGCATACAACCCAGTCATAGCCTGGATCTCCGTAGTACAGATATGCAATGGTATCAGGGCGATCACCATCTTCGATAGTATACGGATGGTATACTTCATAATTCTCTTGAACTACCTTTTGGAATGCAATCTTAGCAAATATGTTTACAGCAACCGTGTTAGCAACATTGTTTCCGTAGAGTATAAGAGGGAAGTGTTTAAAATAGTTATCCATTTTGTTTACTTTTTAACTCCAAAGAACTTATCTTCTTCGATCTCATAATCATTAGCTAACCAGACCTCGACTTCTTCAAAGGTAAGTGATAGAGAGATGGCAGTTGGAACAATGTCTGGTTTAGCACTACCATCATCCGCCTTGATAAACGAAAGGCCGTTAGGTGCATAGTTAACACTCATGTTAGTTAGCACTGATCGTTTGTATTGTCTTGTATAGTCGTTAGGAACCATCTTGATTTCAAAGATAGCAGGTGCTTTCAGTATTGATGGTGCCGAGTCAACAGCCTCTGGTAACATCTCTCTTCTGAAGTAGCCTATAATCTTTCTTATGGTTTGAGCCTCATCTAATGACTCGGGATAGAATACCCAATCAAATGAGAATGCAGGTTTGAAACCAGTACCCTGGAATATCATTACAGGGAACGGGTTAGTAGTAACCTGAAATGTACTTTTAGCTGCAGCTGCTAATGGACCACTTGCTTTTGATAGCATGAATGCAGCAGAGGCGGCCGCAGCTGCCTTAGGATTGTTTTTAAGTGCACCTAATACATTATTAACACCTTTCGCAGCCTCTTGCATTGGATTCTTCTGCATAGCATTGGCAATACTAGAAGTACCTCCAGAATCCGATTGCATCAGGGAATTCATTCCTTCCTTAGCAGCATTACCTGCAATATACAGATTCTCCTTATCATAAGAAGCACCATAGGTATCTGATATATTAGTAGGAAGAGGTAAGTATACACCCTTTTTAAACTGGAAGGTTCTTCTTGTCTCTTCCGGTCTTGTTTGTTTGTGATCATATGCATCAAAGCATATATAATAGTCAGCAGATAAATCCGACGGAAAAACCAGTGGAGATTTATTAGTTCTTAGAAGTGCCGACCTTTGCTCTTGAATCTTCTTTTCAGGTAAAGTAGATGAAGAGTTGGATTTTGTAGTTGAAGACTTAGACGCAGTGTTTGCATTACCTGCAGTACTCTGCTTAGAACCACCAGACAAGGCTGGATCGGCTCCACCCTGGACACCAGGTATTCCAGAAGATGATTGTCCCGACGATTGAGGAGCAGTTGCCATTAAGATATTCCTATGAGTTACAGCGGTATATTTAAACCCAAGAATCCTTCGAAGTATAAAGGAAACCCGTCTAATATTATTTATCGCTCTCTTTGGGAGTGTAGATTTATGAGTTATCTGGATTCCCATCCAGATGTGATAGAGTGGGCCAGTGAAGAATTCGCTATACCGTATTTATCACCCATTGACAACAGGATACACAGGTATTTTCCAGACTTCTGGGTCCGGAAACGCAGCAGAGATGGTCTAGTAGAGACAGTTGTTATAGAGATCAAGCCTAAAAACCAGACTCAACCTCCCAAACCCCGCAGTAAAGTCACCAAGAACTACCTACATGAAGTAAAGACCTGGGGGATAAATAGCTCTAAGTGGAAGTATGCCACTAAATTTTGCGAAGAACGCAAATGGAAGTTCCAAATATTAACAGAGGATGATCTAGGTATCAAGTAATGGCACAGACATATCAACAGATGCTGCAGCAAGCAATAACCAGAGGGCAGGTAGTTAATGCTCAAAACTGGTTTGATACTACTTATCAGACTCTTGGTAAGCAAGACGCAACCACTGTTATATCAAGTGGCGACAACAGACTTACTAAAAGTTTAACTATTGGTAAGATGTACTTATTTAGCTATGACCCCAAGCATAAAAAGACACTACCCAAATATGATAGATTCCCTTTGGTATTTCCTTTTGAGCATGCTGAGGGTGGTTTCATGGGAATTAACTTTCACTACTTACCATCGGGTCTCAGAGCAAGTCTACTAGATGGTTTAATGTCGCTAGCAACAGATAAGACGTTCTCTGATTCAATGAGATTGAATCTTAATTATAAACTATTAAAGAATGTGGCTAAGTTTGCCCCTGCGAAAGAAGGTATTAAGCGCTACCTAAATAGCCATGTTAGATCCAGGTTCTTTTACATAAGACCGGATGAATGGTCCAAAGCAATTCTACTACCATTAGACGATTTTGTCTACAGGAAATAAATGTTAGATATCAATCAATTTAAAACAGCAGTACAGAAGTATGACCTTGAAAGACCAAATCTTTTCAAGGTAGAGTTTGGTATGCCTAAATTCTACAGCGATACTGATTTCAAAAATATTGTTGATTTAGTGGATAATGGTAGGCATATATCTTTACTTTGTAGAACAGCCACTATGCCAGGTAGAAGTCTTGCACTTGCAGACACTAAACGATATGGTATTGGTCCTTCAATAAGAATGCCTACTGGTGGTAATATTGAAGAGTTCTCTCTCACCTTCTTAAACGATGCTGATAGTAGAACCTGGTTGTTCTTCCATAAGTGGATGGAGTACATCTACCCAATGGGTCCAACTCAGAATAACCAAGGCGTCGTACCAGGTCAGCTTACATCACATCAGCTTAAATTTAAAGACCGTTACCAGGCAGATATAACCCTGACCACCTATGGTGGTGAGAAGGGCAAGTATTCTGGTAGCGGTATTGTTAGTGCACTTATATCTGCGGTATCATCTGCAGCAGGAGTACCTTTCATTGGATCCCTACTCAATAGTAGATCAATGAAGCAATTTAAGCTTAAAGAAAAACGAAAAGTAACGTTTTATAAAGCATTCCCAACATCTTTGAGTTCTTTGAACTACAGTGCTGATCAATCGGACTCATTCAGCGAATTCACTGTTGGTTTCACATTTGTTAATTACGCAGGAAAAATAACATTCTAATAGGAGTTTATTATGGCTTTACCTAAGCTAATGCATCCAACTTTTGATTTGACAGTACCATCAACCAAGAAGAAAGTTAAATTTAGACCATTCCTGGTCAAAGAAGAAAAACTACTGCTGATGGCTAAGCAGAGTGAAGAGTCAGCTGATATTACAAACGTGCTTAGACAGATTGTATCTAACTGTGATGTAGAGTCAGTGCTAAAGATAGATGATCTAGCATCTTTTGATATTGAGTATTTGTTTCTTAAACTAAGATCAAAGTCAGTAAACAACATTATTGATCTTGCATATACCGATTATGAAGATGATGAGGTGTATAAGTTTCAGATAGATCTAGATGACGTTGAAATCACGTTCAATAAAGATCATAAGAATGTTATTGCTCTCACTGAAGAGTCAGGCATAGTAATGAAGTATCCAACAGTTGATCTGATGTCTGAAGTATTGAAGCAAGAGGATCTTTCTAGCATTCTATTTGTAATGATTAAAGGATGCCTAGATCAATATTATGACGGTGATAAGATTGTAATGTTCAAAGATAGTAATACGGAAGAGATTGATGAGTTTGTAGACAATCTTCCAACTTCCGTACTGAAGGACTTTGAAGTGTTTTTTGATACGATGCCTAGACTATATCATAAGTTAGAATACAAGAATAAGAAGGGTACAGATCGTACCATCGAGCTAAGAACACTCGAAGATTTTTTTACGTTGCGCTGAGCCATAACAGCCTTGAAAACTACTATAACGTAGTTTTTATTCTGGCTCAGCATCATCATTATCAAATTTCAGAAATAGAGAACCTGATTGCCTTTGAAAGAGATATTTACTTACAAATGTTATCAGACCATGTCAAAAAACAAGAACAAATGGTTAGAGAATAATGGCAGCTGATCCGAACAGAGATACATTCCTCAAGCAGTTGAGTGAGATGCGTTCACTACGCTCTCAGCAAATGCAGGCTGGTGGCCAGCAGATGCAAGCGCTTGGTAGACAAACAGCTATAATGTCTAGCATGAATAGTAATATTGCTAGACAGTCTCAGCAGATCTCCCAAATGAACAACTCGCTGTCGCGCGGATTCTCTGGTCTTGCTAAATCTGTTAGTGGTCTATCTTCAGCTGTAGCAAGAGGTGCTGCTAGCACGGTTGCTGCTGTTGGTAGAGGAGCTGGTGGTGCTGTTGGTAGTGCAGCTGCTGGAGCTGGACGAGTATCAGCCAGTGCAGTGTCCGGAATCACAGGTGGTATTGTATCTGCCCTGAGTTATGCATTACCAACTGCTATTGCTGGAGTTATTGGCAAATCTCTTATCTGGGATAATATCGATGAAGATACTAAGAAAGAGATGGGTGAGAATATTGGTGGTATCTTCAAGAATGTATTTGGAGACTCACTAAAACCAGTAACTAAAGAATTAAAAGTAATGACACTAACTCTAGCTGATACGTTAGAGTCTCTTAGTGATAGAATTGGATCAGTAGTATCAGGTATCAAAGGTAAGTTGCCAGCTCTAAAAGATGGTGCTAGAGAAACAGCATCCAATGTATCCAATGCAGCATCGAATGTAGTTGATAGTGTTAAGGATAAGATACCACGTGGTGCCAGAGTTGCAAGTATTATGGCCAGCGATGTTTCAGGTGTTGCAAAAAAGGGTGTTGAGTTAGCTCGAAGTGCGTCAGGGGTTGATACAGGAGAAGTAAAACAAGGTGTAGCCGCAGTTGGAGTTGGAGCAGTGGGTGTATCAGTAACAAAGACTCTTCAAGGTGCATCAGCTACTGCAAAAGGAGTAGAGAAAGCTGCAGGAGCTAAAAACTCTATATCAAAATTGGCTATGGATCTTCTTAAAAAAGATGGGTCGAAAATAACCAAAGCATCTTTGTTAGCTGCAAGAGTTGTTGCTAGACTAACGCTAATGAGTGGACCTACCGTTGCTAAGTTATTAGGCATGATATTGAAGTATAAGTTGGCCAAGTACACAGCTGTTTTAAGTGTTGTTATAGAAGGTGGGATGTATTGGGTCATAACAAGTGAAATAGAAGCAATGATGCAGGAAGGAGTTCTAACTGCTGAAGAAGGTAAAGCTCTTATTGAACTAGCTAGAAAACAATCTTTATATTCAGGAGCTGGCGCTCTTGCACTTGGTGGTATTGGAGCTGCAGCAGGTAGTGGTCTTTTATCAATACCGTTAGGTATAGCTGGGTCAGTTGCTGGAGGTATGGCTGGTAGCAAGATTGCTGAAATGACAACCAAGCTACCTGATAGCTTGAAAGAAGAATATGATGAATCTAAAGCAGAAAAGAAAATGGGAGATAGCGTTGGTGCTTTAGACGTTGCTAACAAAAGAGATAAGAAGAAACAGAAAACAAGCGCTGCTACCGTATCAAAACCTTCTGCAGGTGCAACTGAAAGCAAAGGCGAGAAGGGTAATGCTCAGAAAGCAATGGAGTTCTTTATGTCCAAAGGATGGACTAGAGAACAGGCTGCTGGTATCGTAGGTAATTTACAAACCGAATCATCTACCTTCAGTACGGTAGAGACTGGCGATGGTGGTAAGGCTGTAGGTATTGCTCAGTGGCATCCGGACCGCCAAGCAAGGTTCAAGGAAATATTCAAAAAAGACATTAGGGAAGCCACATTCGAAGAACAATTGGCTTTCGTTGATTATGAGTTAAACAATCAGGAAAAGGTTGCAGGAAATAAACTCAGAGAGGCAAAATCTGCTGAAGAGGCTGCTCTTGTAATTGACGAGTATTATGAACGCTCCAAGGGTACCGGTAAGGGTAAAGGCGGAGATGCTATTAAGAAGAGACAGCAATACGCTTTAGCTCTAGTAGGTGGCAGTGCGCAGACTACAATGATGGCTGGTGGTGGTGGAGATCAAACAGCTGGTTTAAAGAGTGACCAAGTATCAGCTGCGCAGAAGCCAACAGCTGGTATGAATATATCACAGAAGATGGATTACTATCGTGGTCAGTTGGGCGAAGATGGAGCTCAGGCATCATCTACACCTAAACCTAATGAGCAAAAGAAACCAGGTATGTTTGATAGCTTTAAGAATGCATTTAGTAGCGATGCATTCGATAAACTAACCGGTGATCTTCAGAAGGGTGTTGAAGATCTAATGAGCTTTGACATAACCTCTAAGAAGGAAGCAGCTGCCAGTGCTTCTGCTCCACCAGTTAGTGGCGGAGATACTGTTGTTAATGTTAGCGGTGGCGGTGGTAATTCCCCTCCTGCCTACAACCCGATAGCACCTGCTGCAAGCTACCAATCACAATTCACTTCACTGGCTGGTATACAACGTACAGCATAAGAAAGGGGCCTAGGCCCCTTTCTTTTTACTCATCCAATAGTTCTTTGAACTTAGCTAAGTCATCATCCTCGTCACCATCCCATGGTGCAGCTGCTTGTTTCTTTGCAGCAGGTTTAGATTCCTTTTGCTTTGGTGCAGTCTCAAACTCTTCTTCATCCTCACTTAAATCAGTTAAAGATGCGTTACGAACTTGCTTAGGTGCACCACCGTCTAAACCAAGTACACGATAGAGCTTTTGTTTCAACTCATCGTATGATTTAAAGTGCTCATCAGCTAAGAACGCTTGTAAAGAGTGTTGCTGCTTCCAGATCTTTTCTAACTCTTCATCATCATCTAATAATGGAGCTGGAGCTTCGAACTCAGACTTATCATAGTTACGATAGCCTTCTACGTTACGAATCTTCAACTTGAAGTTAGCACCTGCCCAGAAGTCAAACGGATTGATTGGCTCTTCATCCTCAAACTCAGGATTCATAGCAGCATTCAACTTATCAAAGATCTTCTTGCCATACTTGAACAAGAATACTTTACCTTCATTCTCTGGATGTGCTTTATCACTAACAACATAGATGTTAGAAATGAAGTTTAACTTACGTTTTTGTTTACGAACTTGGTCTTGATTAGCTTGCAGCTTAGTTGCCCATAACTGACTATTGTATTCTGAAACAGGATCTGCTTTACCAATAGTGGTTAAAGACTTCTCGATATACCACTGACCACCTGGACCCTGGAATCCGTGATCAAAGATACGGACAAAAGGAACGTCTTCACCATCAGGAGAAGGAAGAAAACGAATAACAGCATAACCATTACCTGACTTATCGACTTCAGGCTGCCAGAATCGGGTGTCTTGTTTACGGCCTTCACCTTCGGGGGCTGCAAGTTTAGATACTTGTTGATTGATTTTGTCCAAGCTGGACTTTGAGGACTTCTTTAGATTTGAAAAAGACATCGTATGCTCCTTGTGTAAAATATATTTAATGTATTAGCGTATCCACAAACTACCAATAACTACCCTACTATATATGGTTCTTGAAATAACGTCAACTGAATTTATCGTGTGCAGAATTGATACATGCTCCACGAAGATTGTCACATAATCTACTGTACTGCGTGAAAGTGGTCATTACGTATTTTGAATTTGAGAATGGATGTTCAGCATAATGTGGAAACATCCAAGTACTTGGGAATATAATTATCGACCCCTTTGCTGCAGGATATCGAATATCATAGTCAGGGAATACTAGCGTGCCACCATCTGTAACATCATTAAGGTAACATAATACAGTAAGTAGCTTTTGAACACCACATCTATTATCTGCATCGGAGTGATATTTGACATTTTCTTTACTATACTCATACCGTTTGAGTTTGAAATGTTCAAGTGAATGTTGAGCAGGATATAAACTTGCCCAAAAACCAATATCATCGATGTACTTGCGGAGTTGGTTTTCAATTAGCGTGGCTAAAGATCCATGAAACATTTTAAACGATTCATCATCTTGTAAACCAGTAAGAACAAGCTCAAGGTGACCATCCGTTTTATACTCTTCCTTATCGCCCTTACGATAGCTGGCTTCGAATGTGCGGTCAACATTCTGTTCAAAAATATCGATAAGGCTGTCACAGATAGAATCTGGTATAGCCTTTTCGTATAGTCGGATAAAGTGAGCGGTATCTTTTTTATTTGTGTTCATGAGCAGGGTTAAGGCAAATATCAGGGTTGTTACAGAGTGTAGTAAATCTTATAAAGCTGACAAGGATATACTTGGCTGACGATATTGGTACGTTAGCTGAGTGTGGATACATCCAGCTACTTGGAAAGAGAGCAAGCGATCCTCGTTTAGGTTTGATAGAATATCCCATATCAGGAAATACTGTCTCTCCTCCTTCTTCTACATCATTGAGGTAGAGAACAGCTGATAGAACTCTATTACCATCACACGCCTGACTTGTATCAGCATGAGTGATGTACGTATCAATTCCCTGATTATACTTCTTCAGCAGGATTTCTTCGTAACCTCGTAAGTGCTGAGCCGGGAAGCAGTTGACGTCGTAGTTTAGAGTATGAATGTAATCTTGTAAGCAGCGTTCAAGGCAAACACCAATATTACGATGAATTGCTTTCATACTCTCATCTTGGCACATAGATGTGAATGACATCTTCTTTGGCTGAGATCCCTGATCAAGGTATTTGCTAGCATATTGATAAGCAGCTTCCTCGTTCTCATCATATACACTGATAAGAAACTCACATATCTCTGAAGGTATTGTGTTTGGATATACCTTGATATAATCTGTTAATGAATTCATTTGATTAGACACCCGTTACAGTCTTTACAATTGCTATAGTGAAGATTGGTTGCTAGTAGATACTTAGGACCGGATATAGGTTTCTTACCTGCATGTGGAAAGAACCAATATGGAGGGAACATTACTACTCTACCCTTCTTTGGTTTGATATTGATACCAAAATCTAAGAACTCTGTCTCCCCACCTTCATCAACATCATTGAGGTAGCAAAATATATTCATAAAGCGAACGCTACTACAAACACTATCAACATCACAGTGTGGTTGAAACTGATCTATGTCATTATTCTCATACTTCTTTATACGAAGATGCTCGAATGCATAATTCTTAGGAAAGAAGTTTTGTTGGAAAGGAACTGAGTTCTTATAATCAATGGCAATCTTGTTGAATATCATCGCCACATGATTATTGAATCGTTGATGTTCTGGTTCGGAAGAGAACGTGGTATAGATCAGTTCTGTGAAGTCAGGTGCTTGCTCATAATCATTACCGGCATATCTTTTGGCATGCCCTAAGTTGTCGTTGTAAAAATCAACAAAGTAGTCGCAATACACATCCGGTACTGCATTGTCGTACGTTTTAATTAATTCTGTGATGTTCATATTATCTATCCGTCACTATATGCTTATACTTATCCACATCGAATGATATAAATGGTGTGAGCTTCAATAGTTTATTATACTCAGAGTCCCATACGGGATCAGATAGCTTACTATCCCAATACCTAAAGAGACAGTTATTCTGAACAGCATCCAGAATGATAAGAGTCTCTGCACTCATATCCTTAGACATAAATCTTTTAAGTAACGCTGGATGCTGTTTATCAGACACCTTCATAGCTACTCTAAGATCATCAATACTGTCCAGTTCACTTTTAAATATATAGGAGAGGGATTCCTTGCGTCGTAACCACTCTCGGTATTGTTTCTCAGCAATCTGTTCATTAACTAGATCACCAACCCAAACATCACCGTAGTAAAAGTTGGCAACTAGGAATCCCATCACGTCTTTATGCTTGGCTAACTTTGCAAAGAAGTATTTGTCATTCCTCTTCTCAAAAGCAGCATAAGACACCTTCACCTTACCACTATACTTAAAATAATCATACGTGGTAGTTTGAAAGTGCCTTTTCAGAGCACAATACAACTTATACGCATCATAATCTGTCATAAAGGCAATTGTTTAGTCTTTGGCAAATAGTTTAAGTTTTCTGCTTCGACCTGTATAGAGGCTTTCAGCTTTGCATTACTTTTAATCAAAGAAGCTGCTGTTTCAATATCAACACCGTTCTTCTCACAGAAGTACATTACAGCATCAATATACTCCATTCTTTTTTCTAAGACAAGTTTCTCAATCTCTTTTGTAAACTCAACAATACTTAGAAAGTTCAAATCCTGAATCATACTTTATCCTTGGTGTAGAAAATATGGCCTCCAATTTTAACTCTTCGCTTCAACTTTGCTTTCCATGATGGACTAACATAGGTTGCGTGGAAGAATAAAGATCCACGAGATGGATCGTATAACGAAATACCACTATGACCATTAGCAATAACTATAGCCATTTGGTAGATTCGATTATACAACTCTTGATCTCTAATTACAAGATGTTTCTTTGGTAGGCACACCCAAGAGAATTGACACACCTTGTTTATTTTTTGATGAACGACACCACAGATGGTCTTTGGGAAAGAATCATCGGCAACTCTATTCATAGTAACAAAGCCAACGGCTTTGATTCCTTCATCTGGTTCGTTCTTAGCTTCGAAGTACATATTTCGAGCTAGACATTCTACTTGCTTACTTGGTACGCTTGGTATGGATATAGTATCTTCTGACAGGACGATATCGTCACTGATCTCATTTTGTGCAAATACAAGCGAACACAATCCAAGCAGCGTAATTAGCGCTAACTTTTTCATGTTAACTTCCTCTTTGTTTATGGGATTATTTTGGAATGCAGAGGTACAACTTTCAGTATCCTGATTTTTAATAGTCACAATGCCATCCTTATCAAGTGCTGCTCATACCAAATTGGACCGTGGGTCCTATTGAAGATAAAATTATTTATAAGTTAAATAATTGCTACTTGGTATCTTTAGCGATTTGTCGGTATCCATCTCTATCTGGATGGACCTTGTCTTTCTGTAGACTTTTGATTGCAATCACGGTATCACCGTGTTGTTCTGCGATGTCTCGTACAATTTGCTGCTTGTGAGGCTTTATTGCTGGAAGTATCCAGTATACACGAGATCCTTTGACTTTGCTACGAGTTTTTTCTAATTCTGCTTTTGTATTCAGTCCTTTTAGATCATTAGAGCCTAAACTAATAATCACGGTATTAGCGGTTAGATCTTTATGTAGGTAATCCTTATTCCACTGCTCACTACTCCATCCACCCCTTGAATATGATACACAATCAGGTCTTTCCCTGTGAGTTCCTACTCCAATACTATCACCTATAATAAGACACTCAATCATCAGTCCTCCAGTAACCTAGATATATTATCACAATTAAAATCAAAAGAAATCAGTATCCTTGGGTAGGGCACATTTGGCTCTGTATCATATACTCTATGGGGGACGTCGTATTTGAACAGGAGTGGCCTATCAGTAATGAAAGATGCAACCTCTGACTCTATATCACTCATTCTGTATATTCCGGTCTCACTTGCATCTACGGTGTCCTGACTAGGCGGTTTGTAGCTTGATAGTCCAGCTGCTAATAAATTAATTGCTCCTGGTTTGAGTTTGTACATTGATGTAGTTGTACCAGGTAGACATTGGTGCACTGGCCAATTTAGTCTGTATGGTAGGCTACCGGTTGATGCATCGGAGTGAAGTCCAAGACGAGTACCAGATCGATCTTCAGTTATGACTAATACTGAACATCCAGTAACTTCAATACCAAGATTATCTAGCGCCGCTACTAAATCAGGACACCTTTCAAAAACCTCTTGGAATATAGCATAGTTCCATAATGTAGTATGGTTTAAAATATTATACTTTGATTGCCCATCTGATCTAGGATGGAAAGTAAATATATTATCACCATTATCAGTTGTCCACAGATATATCTCATTTAAAAACAAATTCTCTAACTGCTTTGATATGTCTAAGTGGTTTTCTATATTGAGGAATTTGAAAGGTTTCATATCAAAGGTTATAGAGTATCATAATCATCTTTACCGGCACCACACTCTGGGCATTCAAAGTCATCTGGTAAAGTACCCCATGCACCTTCTACTGCCTCATCATGCTCATGACCACACACTACGCATACGTGTATAACGTCTCCCATTATTGAACCTCCTCTAACATTTTTTGATATGCAGATGCATGACGCTGTTCAATCTTCGCTAATGCAGCGAAGCGTCGTTCTGCTTTCTTTAATACTTCCTTGAACTGCTCAGCATGCTCTTTTGATTCTTCGATCTGATGATCAGCTTCTTTAGCTGCTTCTATATCACCTTCTGCTTCTGCAACAGCTTTGAATTGAGGGTACATCTGTGTGTACTCATATGTCTCACCTTCAATAGCTTTCTCCAGGCATTCCTTGGTACTTGGTTTACCAATTAGTAATTCCAAATGACCAAATGCATGAACCAACTCTTGTCTTGCCGTATGCTCGAAGTGATCGGCAACATCATGCAATTCCTCTTCACGAGCAATCTTTGCAAAGTAAAGATATTTGGTATGGGCTGTCGATTCACCCGCTAATGCATTCTCTAAATTTTTAATTGTAACACTCATAACTTCTCCTTTATAAAAAATACTCTATTATCTATAACAGAAACACTATCATTATCACTAAGTTGATAGTGATTTACCAATTGTATTTTTTTATGGAGATAATAGAAAAATAGGACCCGAAGGTCCTATAGCTATTGGGTGATAAGGGAGCTACCCTCAGTTTAGCTTAAGCAGCTAAACGGTAATCGCTATCGTTTGCGTTTACTAGTTTTGCTTGATTTACGGTCATCGCCTACCGTGTTGTCCATATCTTTACTCTTTACCCTGTCGAGACCAGATCAGCCCCATCAGAAACATACTTTGGTTTATTAAGTCTTACGTGTAGAGGACTGGGATACCAAACCCGATCTTTTTACAGATTTAAATATGTTTCTGGTGGAGCTGGGCGGAATCGAACCGCCGTCCAGAATACTTTTCATTCAACTTCATACAACAATATCTTATTTATCTCTATCTTCAGTAACGAGCTTGTAGACCCAGTATCCAACCAGGCCTACAAGCATTCCTAGAATAACTAGGTTTCCTATCATTAGAAGCTACGTGTATAGCTCAAACGCCATGCGTTCTTTGCTTCACCATCATCACCATACGCTTTGCTATAACGAATTGCAACAGAGTCTTTATTTGTTACTGCAAAAGCTAATGCAGCATGCGCACGTTTACTTTCGAAAGCATTGTCTGCTTCAAAAGCATTGCGATAACGTCCACCAATATCACCACTCAAAGCACCAGCGATTGGAAACTTAACGCCAGCATCAAAGGCATAATGAGTAAAGTGAGCACTAGAAGATATCTTCTCACCTAAACGTACACCCACATATGGTGTTAGACCACCAACAGTACCAAAGTTCTTACGAACACGACCTTCTAAGCCGGTACTGATAGAGCCACTACCAAGTTCAGCCTGGCTAGATTCCATTTTTACACTGTAATCCATGCCACCTTCAGCTTTGTAGCCTGCTACCAGTGCACCCTTGATGCTTTCTGCGTTGGTGATACGGTTGGTTTCATCACTATATTCAAAACCAGCATAGCCACCTGCGTTAGCAGCACCAGATACTAGCAGTGCAACTGCAGCCATTAGTTTAACTAATTTCATTTAATCTCCTAATTATTAAAAAAAGTGGTACCTTTCGATACCACCCATACCAAATACTGTAGATTAAGCAGCTTCTGCCATCTCCACAGCAGTCTCAAGCGCTTTCACCTTGAGTGCCTTGTTAGGACCGTACCAAGCAGACGTCAAACGACCTTCTTGAGTACGACCAATAACATGATCTGTTAGGTAGGTAACAGCGTTAAATGCCTGCCACCATGATCCTTCTGCAAATGCTGCACCTGGTTGCTCATGTAGAGCTTGTAATGCCAGCTCAGCAGAGCTCGATAACTCCTTTTTGACACGAGTTTCTTCGTTCTTAGAGCGACCATATGCATTAACAGGGAAGATACGATTGAAGTATTCGGTGACTGACTCCTGTTTATACTTCTTGCTACCCAGGAACTTGGCCATTTCCTTGTATTTTGCCAGCTTGTCCGATGCAATACCCAGCATCAGCTTCACTTGATCACCGTCAAACTCGCGGCGATGCGACACTTTTACCATATTGTCTTGCTTAGAAGACAGTGAAAGAGTAAGAGTATTGTTGCAGACCACGCGTATTGGAGTGAAACGCACGTCAATAGACTGACCAAACTTGTGAGGAAGAGTAAAAAGGAGGTATGAGTCAACCTGATCGCCGCCAAAAACATCGAAAGACTCCTTCACCTTAGCTAATGCCCACACAATTTGACCATGTTTCAGCGAACCAGCGGTGTGCATCTCCATATCACCCGAGCAAACAAAGTCGTTAAAGAACTCGAACGCCTCTTCATTCTGCAAAGGATTCCAGTCTTGCGACACTACATCCAGGATACGACCGTCAGATGAACGCACAAGAGCGTCCTTACCGGTGTAAACTTGCTTACCATTGATGTTAACAAAGCTCTGAATCTTGTCAACAGACCAATCAAGGCCAGCAGACTTCAACATCTGAGCAGGAGTTAGGTCGCCAGGAACGCGTTGACCTAGTCCGTGCCACGGGGTTTCGCCTGCATAAGCCATTGTCTCAACTAAATGTGCCATAATATATCTCCAAAAGTCAATTAAATATCACACTACAGAGACGATTATCAACTTAAAACGAAATTAAGTCAACTGTTTTCTTCAGATTTGCGTTCTTCGTACGTAGTTACTGGTGTATAGGGGAACTCAATAGGAGTGTGACTTTCTTTGTTACTGTAATAAACCTTGTATGGTTGACCTTCGTTCACTTCTGGATCAGTCATCCACTCGTAGAATATTTTACCATCAATGTCCCATGCCTTACCATCCTGGCCTTTAAAGACTCTACCGCAGCGTTTATTCTGAAAAAGAGTAGATCCATTTTGCTCAGCAACATCCACCCACTCCCATGCTTCACCGGTCAGTGGAGTTACTGGCTCATATTTTAACAGCTTATCCAGTACACCAATAGCGTAGGATGCAGAAAAGCCAGAATGGCCTTCTTTGGAGAACTCTTCTACCATGTGTAGAAGGTGTTTACGCATCGCTCCATTCATTTCATCTTCTTCTACTAATCCAAGAAGGTCTAGTTCTCTTACTGCATGATCATATAGGCTCATCATCTTCCTCTTTATATTGAACAAAAGTTTCTACTTCAGATGGGAGGGTTATCGGAGTTAGACTAAGATGTGTGATGTAATACTGCTTTTGTTTAACACCATCATTATCTTGCCACTTCCAAAACATCAATCCTTCTCTGTTGTAGATACCATCTTCAGACTTGTAAATTTTATAACAACGTTTATGTTGGTAGTATGCTTTATTATTAAAGTATACAGGTTTGTGGTACCAGTCACTCTCAGTATCTTCGATTGGAGATAGTGGTTCACCTCTTAATAGTTTGATGATGATTTCAACCCACCAGTACTTGTCTTGAGTCTGGTGGCCAGCATTTTGAAACTCTTCTACTATTTTGAGGATATTCTTACGATTAGCTAGTTCTTCTGGAGTCTTACCGGTTAGACCGATTCTATCTAGCTCACGTTCTGCATGGGACATCAGGCTCATATTACTTCTTCATCTCTTCTTCTTGTTTATCAACAACTGTCTTCATAACACTGCTGATAACCAGAAGAGGAATGAGTGCTATGAGAACTAGTGGTTGATATGCTGCAAAGTGTACAACGAGAGAGATCCAGAATAGATCAAAGATAGACAGGTTGCTACTGAACATAAAGTAGCTAGCTGAATTGAATAGGTTTTTCATAATGTATCCTTTGTAGGGAAATCAATAATAGGATCCTTCTCTTGACTACGATTGTACTTCTCAATTATCAATCTAACAAGTTCGGGATGTCGGTATTCATAGATATCTTCTATGTTTAGGGTGATGATTCTTTTTTCTGGTATGGACCATGCCAGCATTTTCTTCAGAACAAAGATTTCGTGTTCTTTCTGCATACAGACAATTTCATCTGCCCACATTAAGAGATCTTCAGTCAACGGGATTAGGGCATAGCTTTCAATACCGACATTTCTGGTATTAAAGTTATAGGGGTCGGCAGAAAGGATATGAGCTGCTGTTGCTGATCTCAGGATACCCGCGCTACAGACAGTTAATACTTTTTTATAGTGACCCTGATACTGGTTACTATGCACACCCATTCTCTTAAAAAGACTCATTCTATATCACCCGGGAAAATTAATAAAAAATTTACTACTTCACATCTTTCGCAATGTCACTGACAATAGCGCAGGAAGCTAAAAAGGCAAATCCTGCCAGCGCTGCCATCATGATCGAAGCAACGACTCTCGGTTCATTCCAGTCAATACCACTAGCAGAGTGCCCCAGCATGGTCCAGCACCAGATATCCACGAGTCCTACGATAGCAGGAGTCAATAGTAAAAGAATAACATTACCAGCAATAAAAATAAATGTTTTCATTTTGATCCCGTCAGGTATCCAATAATATACGCAATTCCAAATATAAAGAGCGGGTGCTTAATAATATCAATCCAGGTAGTCCCCTGTTTCTCTCTATACTCTCTAAGAGCACGATCTTCGCAGAGTTTACCTTCATTACATTCACCGCTACAGCATTGTCTAATAGGTCTAATCATATTGTCAACCTCATTCCATATTATTAACGAGATACAGAGAATCCAGAAGGCTAGCATGGATCATCACAACCACAATCAGAGCATCTTGCTTTTTGTCTGCCCATATTAAGAACAGCCGCAGCCTTTGCTTGCTCTCTTGTGATGTAGTTAACTGTCGTACTTCCTACTAACCAGAGGTTGGATACTGAGTTGAATGTTATGTCGTCCAGTACGGCTCCATCTTCTGCTACCAGATATTCGGTCTTTTGCCAGGCTGGTCCAAACACCCATTTTACGTTATCTGAATTCTCGTACATGATACTCTCCCGCTTTAGGTCGTTAAGACTAGTCTTATATGTATCATTTAATATGCCGTAGGTAAAGCCAGTTCTATCTGGTGGGATAGTTACTTTCCCGGTATAGGGAGGCATTGGTAATTTAATACCATCTGGATTCTCTGGATGAAAGAATCCATCCCATGTTGTTTGTGTCTTAAATGTCATTTCAGTCCTCTCACTTTACACTCATATACAACAGTACTAACATAGAAGCTGTTTAGACGTTCACACTCCTTGGCTACTGTAGCATGAGCAATTACCCAGCCTAGTACAAAAGAGACTAGCATTGTTATTGTAACGACAACTAACAGCCACACTGCAAAGTTATCTTCATCATTCATTATCATATCCTTAGTAAATTAACTAACAACAGTATCTGATAACCACAACAGGATTATACAGAGAAGTGTAGATAGAGTCAACAGCTAAAAAGGAGGTTCTCCAAATAACTTGATGAAATCAACTCTTGTAACCTTCTTCCTCTTGATCTTTGGCTTAGGTATAACTTTTATTGTATATCCCTCTTCCAAGTACTTCTCAGCGTCTTCAGCGCTCCAGAACTTACGCAGCAACACACCGTCCTCATCCAGTAGGCAGTATCTCATCTTACAGTATACTCTTCAATATAGAACCACACTTGATTATGCTGCTCCTCTGCACCTTGTTCATGATCCGCTACAGCTTCTTCTGCATCCCCTTCATTCTTGAAGATGTCAACAACACTGCTACCATTAGCATGCTCTGCTATTACAACATATACATTCATAGAGGACTCCGTCGTGTTAGTAAATTAGTAACGAGCATAATAGGATGAATTTTTGCGTAAAAAAATTAAACGAGAAACAGGATTATATAATAGTTCGGAATAAATGGCCCCCCGGTGCTTCCTTAGAGGCTTCCAAAAGGGGCCGTAGTTGATTCTAGGGCCGCTAGGGCCAAATGGCCCCCCCGCCCCCGCTGCCTTCGGTGGCTTCGCCGGGGAGGCCTAGCAGCCTACTGCTGCTACTGGATAGCTTGCTCCTCTGCTCGTGCGCGCTGGTAGGCTTCCAGGTCGAACGCATCGCGTCGCTGCTGCTCCAGGACCTCAGTGTCCGTCATCAGTTGTAGTACAGTCCAAGTCATTGCATCCATTGTCTTACTCCTTATAGTGTACTGAATATTAACATTCCAATAATGAAACCCCAAACAATCCCTAATGCTATATTGACTACTGTATCGCCAGTTGTATCATTCATCACTTCCACTCCTTATAGTTGCCTGCTGCTGTATTGTCAATGTATCCCTGGAAGTACTCAGCTATCTCTTCCAGCGTCATGTTCTCTTCTGTTACTTCCGGTGAGTCATATGTGTTGCCGGTGAAGTAGTGAGGCTTGCGTGGACGTCTGTAGTAGCTATCAGCTGCGCCCCTATCATAGGGACTTCCGTGACGGTGGATCTTCACGCAGACACCTTAGGAGCCATCATACGAGCACCATCGAACATGAACTGACGCAACTCACGGCGTACTTCACTTGGAAACTCATCCTCGTACTCCCGAATGAATATGATTGCTTCTAGGACACCGTACTCTGGACGGTGCTTGCGGATATAATCAACTTCCGCCATCAGATTTGCAAAATTACTCATTATACTTCCTCCTTTGCACGCTTAGCGTCCATCTCTTCGGACAGGATGAACTTAGCGATGTTCATGTACTTGCGAGCACGATCACTCATACCTACTTCAACCATGTGCTGCGCATCCGATAAGATACCCATCACAACCATCTCAATACCACAGAGCTTCGCTGTCAGAGATTCTACATACTCTTCGCGGATATCAGCTTCTGTTAAACCGTAGCAGTTCTTTTCGAATTCTGTCATTTTTCTTCTCCATTTAATTATTCAGTGAAGTCATTATCGTATTAAATGGAATTTAGGTCAACAGTTTGTTCAACCGCGTATTCAGTGGGTTATACGTACAATAAGGTCTCCCGTGCAATAGCCAGATGCTTACACTCCCCCCGGTACTTGAACCCCGTGCAGTCACAGCTAGACTTAGAGTCCTCCAGTATAACAGTATACTCAGTTCCCTTGCTACCTTCAACTGCTACTGATACTATATTGCGTACTACTGCGGGTCCTGCGGAATGAAATACAAAGGTTCTGCCGCGTGTATCGAAGCGTATAGGCGACTTGAACTTCTGCAGCGGCTCTCTGCCATCCACCATATAACCATGCATGTACTGCTTATTATCATCCAGCAGATACACGTGATTCGGTGTGTTCCAATCTGTTGTCTCACGGAAGTACTTCATATTTCCCCATCTATTCTAAAGGTGCGGATTATCGATATAATATATCCCAAAGTCTCTATTTGACGATATTTTATATCCCTCTTCTTCTCTTTCTGCGATATATCTTTCTACTATTCTTATCTGCTGCTCTGTAATCTTATTACCTGTTGCGCTTAGCTTACCTCTTATCTCTGATAGATTGGATAGCTTCTTTTTCAAGTATTCTAGCTCAGTTTGATTCATTAGTCAACTCCGAAGTGTTCTTTAATCATATCGTATGCTTGTCCACGACTAACCATATCACGCAACATAGGACTCAATGCTATACCACATTCATTGATGATTAATTCGGCAAATCTTGCAGCGTTACTAAGTCCGCCAATTGCCCATTCTTTACCATCAGCAGTCTCATTTGCCGTTTGGATATACAGTTCTCTAATTCGTTCGTTCATTGTAACACTCCAAGACGATGTAGTATGTTAAACAACCATGTCAATCCCATAGCTAACCCCACGCAGCTAATAACCCCAATTCCGGCAATCTGAAATTTATTCATTCATTCCTCATCCTCCGGTAACCTAACTCCGGTGATAATAAAAACATCACCTAACATATTCAGTGCTTCAAGTATTTCATCGTCCGTCAGAAAATCTTTAAGCGAACATCCTTTTTCAACTTGAATTAGCGCATGTAAAATCTTTTCTTGTAGATTCATATATCCCTCGTTCACTAGTCAATCCTTCCAAGCATTGCAATCTGGATCTTGTACAACTGCTTCACGTGGTCAATAGCAAATACTTTCATTGAGTCTGGTCTGATCTCACCAATATATTTGAGAGTCTTATCAATCGCATCCTGAACATCTCTATGACTGGCTGGATATGGTTTCTTTTGTTCTGCCATGTGCTTTTCGTAATCCTCCGCAATCTTTTCTGGAGTAGCATATTCCTGCCGATACTCTTGCTTCCATATCATTTTGTTAAGAAACTCCACTTCCTTCTCCAAATCCAGTCTCAATGCTATTTCTGAATTATAAAGCTGCTTGTACTTCTCTGCTCTCTCTTTATCATCTTGTTCATTCATTGTTCAAACTCCTTCAACTCAAATATATAATGACCACCACGTTGTGATTGAACCCAATTTAGATGCCACATCATATCATTATCCCGCATCGCATGAATGATTGATTCATTACCACTCCAACCAGCAGTTGAAATATAGTATCGATGAACCATCCTACCCTTGTACTGATCCATATCACTCCACTCATGCGGCTCATCCACTTCCTTCCAACCAAAACTACGAAAATGCCAGAGTCCTTCAATAAACTTGAACCAGCCCTTGACATCATCCCAATGCCAAATCTCAATCGCTTTCAATGCAGCTTCCGTTGGATATCCATCATCATCCAATAGATCATTATTCTCAATCAACTCTGATATCAACTTCTTGTTATTAGCAATATCTTGTTCTAATTCTTTTAACGCTGCGTCACGATCATATTTCATTTTCTATCCAATCCATTCCAACACTTAATTAACTGCTCTTCTGCATTACGCATATACCAGAAATCAGCATTGATAACTAACTCCATTCCACAATACTCATCCTTGTCTTTAGTACATTCAATATAGATTGTCTGCCAGTCCTTACCATAGCACTCACTAACTGCAGTAGAATCTAATCTGGCAGCTGATCCACACATTGGACAAGGTAGAATCTCACTAGTCTCTTCTAATACCTGCTTAAACGGATCTTTGAGCTGCTCAATTGCTTTTTTTACATTAGAATACTTCTTCTTATTGACAGCAACACAGCAAGTGCAGGAAAGTTTCTTCGTATTCTTTCCTTTCATCTTAACATTACCATACGGCTGATACTTACTCATTTTCATCTCCAATATACTCTAAGAGCTTATCAATCTCATCTAGGCCGCATCTTGCAGTATCGTCACGGTAAGGATAGACTTCCCAATATGGTTCCATTCCCTCGTAAATACCAAGCGCATGACGATTATCCAGATAAACAGACCTCTCCTTACCAGATGGCAATTTGACACGAAATCTAACTACTGCATCACCAAACGGAGGAATGACCTGAACCTTCCAATCAGCAGGAAATTGAATGAATGGAATCACATCTATCTCATCCAGCCACTTCTGATGACCCTCTACCTTAAACCTCATCTGCCTCAATTCATCTGAATTCATCTTAATATCTTCCATTGTCTTGATCTATTCTTACCTCCAGAACTAGCTCTCATTACTCCGTTCTTCTGGACGATTACATATATCTTTTTCTCATTACTCTTCTTCCAGGCATCATATGCAAAACAGTGAGCAAATAGCATATATTCTGATTCAAATAACATTTCAGGATTGTAGTCCATCACAACTGGATTCCATTCAAATACTCGATAAAGCTCACTCACACCTTCTCCATACGAATTCCAAGCAACATTCGCAACATCCATCTCTGAAATATATTTGGAGGATTCTCTACATAGAATTGAAAGTAAGTATTACTAACATCTCCAAACGTGAGTCTGACATTCGGTTCTGGCTGACTATTGAATGTGTATTGTTTGTCTGACATCAGAAACTTCTCTCTAATAGCTCTACATCTATCTCTTCTGGCGGAACCTTATTCTCTAGCTGAATAATCACTTCATCCAGGAATTCTTCTGACATTGATGATACATCTTGATAGAGTCTTGCTGCAAACCTGATATCCGCAGATTCTAGGTGTTCCTTAATCTTAATATTAAGTAAGGCCAATTCTCTATTCAACTTCACAAATTCCTTTGCTTTCATTACTGACATATTATACTCCCAGCAATACTGATTCGATCTTTTTCATCTGATCCGGCGTGATACGAAGAAAGTTGGTCTTCCTACCCTCAGACTTGATCTGAATGTCGAATCCATACGGAAAGTGCTCTTCGGTCAGTGTCAATGGAGCTACCTGGAACAACTGCTGCTCAATGTAATTAATCTCTGCTAATGTCATACTGCCTCCTTAGTAAGAAATATAATGAACAAATTCATTCTTGCCAATATAGAATGTTCTTCCGTTATTCAACATTCTGGCAGTACGACTCGACATCTTAATATAATCATTACCATTCAGATGAAACAAACGGCCAATAAAGACTTCACGGAATTCTAACATTGCATTCATATTAAACTCCTCTTGATTGACGTGCACGTCTGATCATTACTTCTGATACCATATCATTGAATGCATCATAAGCATCACCCCACTCTAAACCCTCTTCATCCTCAATCTCAGCAACCAACTCTTCCATGAACTTGAAATTTTCACGGAATGGTACATCAATGTACTCTTCAATACTCTCTTCATACTTGTCTAACATCACTTCAAATTGTCTTTTTGTTAACATCATAATAATCTCCAATTAATTTCTCAGTAAAGTAATTATCATATTATATTGAAATTAGGTCAACAGACAAAAAACCCGCATCAAATGCGGGTTATTTCCAATAGTACACAGATATCAACAGTACCAGCAGAATTGCAATCAGTATTTTCTCTAGGTATCTCATCTCTCTATCCCAAACTCTTTTAATATGCAGTCAGACGGATCAAAGTCTTCCCGCAGCGCAATGTCAGAGCACTCCCTAACTATCGAGCTAGCGAACTTCTCAAGAAGGAATATCCTACTTCCATCTATGTCATTGTTTCCAATTGCTATTCCAGCATCAGAAGCATGCTCTCTCACCTTCCTTCTCAGCCTACTTCTCTTGTATCCAGACTGCAATGCATCTATCTGACCATTCAGTCGCTCTATCTCAAGCTCATACTCCTCCGCTGTCTTGCTCATATCTCTTCCTCTCAATCTCATACAACTCATGAGTTATCATTGTTTTAACTATCCGAGGATAATGATCCGGATCTGGCAAGTCACCCTTCTCCATCAGATTAGTGATTGCCAACTCAATATCCTCTTTACTTGGATTCATTACAACAACTCTTTCTCAACCACAACATACTCATCCAACTCATTCAATTCTGCTTCCATCATTGCATACTCAATTGCATCTGATTCTAACTTGAATACTCTTAACAAATACTCTACTTCCTCCACCATATTGACTACCGCAAACACCTTCGTAGTCTCTTCTTCTGCTTCTCTGTCCTCTTTAAAGAACACTCTTTCTGCTAATGCTTTCATAATGTATCTCCATTCTCAATTCCAAAATGCTTTCTAATTGCCTCAGCTTCAACCGTCCTAACTTGCTGACAACACTCTTCAATCAATGCTAAAGCAAAGAGTCGTCCAGGACCAGACCAAATAGGTGAGTTGTAGATGTTAAATCTAGTCCTGGCTGCAATCAGATTAAACTTATCAGGATTGTCTGGTAAGAGAACAGCATCATACGCTTCATTGAATTCATCAAAGCTCATTGTCGATCTCCTCTCCAATCCTTGTCATTTCAATAAGTGCACGCTCAGACCGAATCTGTCTCTGACGTCCTTCTTCTAGCACCATCTCAGAATACTTAATAAAGTTATCCTTACGAATATGTAATACACTATACTCGTCGTCGTAGATGATTCCGGCAGACTTCGCTATACACTTAAAGTCAATCATAACGGAATTCCGCAAACGGAAGTCTAACTATTAATCCAGGTCCACCCCACTTTGTTCCCTTTGTGGTCTTGATTGAGTACTTACTGTAACCAGCTCTTGCTAGTACTGATCTGATATCGTCAACTAACTCAACTTCTTTCACAGGATCACGTGGACGGTAACACTTGACAGTACGACATGAATCATACTTGTTAGAGTAAACAATTCTACCGTGAAACTGCATTGCACGACGAACTAACAATGTTGCTGGAATGATTTCATTTATTTGCATTATACACGCTCCTCATATTCAGAATCAAAGAAAGTCAAACCGGAGTCATCATCGGACTCTTGCTCGATGATCTCATTTGCAATTAGATTAACATCAGCGTAGCTAAGGCCGTACATATCTGCAATCTGCTTGAACGATAACTTACCGTTACGGATCGAGTCCTGCACATCGATAATCATGTCTTTGA